CAAGAACTTGAATATGATTTTCTTTCTTTTCAATTCTTTCTTTGCCACTCTTATCCAGATCTTTGATAAAACTTTCTTGCATTTCAATTTTATCTTCAATCATATCTTTCTTGATTGAATACTCACGAACAAGTTCATTCGTTTTACGCATTCTCTCCTTGAGAATATTATTCATTGTAGAGAAGATCTTAATATCCAAAAGATCTTCAACAATTTCCCTGCGATGAGAAGAAGTCAACTGCATAAATGGCACAAAAGTTGCTGAACCCAGAATGACCGTCTGAGTAAATGACTTGTAGTTAAGTTTAAGAATGCCTTCTTCTAATTTCTTTTGTTGATCTTGAGCTGCAGAATCTTGATCCTGAACTTTACCATCAATCCAGATCTCAAAAATATTTGGTTTGATACCTCTTGTAACCTTATACTCTTTATTTCCAATAGAGAATTCAATCTCCACGAGACAATCTTTCTCATTTACTGAGTTGATAAGTTGTGGTTTATTGATCTTACGAAACGGTTTATTATACAATGCAAAAGTTAGCGCATCCAAAATGGTACTCTTACCAGAACCATTTGTTCCAACAATCAGATTTGTTTTAGCATCTTGAAAATCTACTTCTGTAAACTGATTTCCAGTAGAAAGAAAGTTACGCCAACGAATTTTGTCAAAAATAATCATTCTAATCAGATAACTTAATTTTTACTCTTTTCTGGAAAATAATCTTTCATTTCTCCAGTCCGACCCAAATCACTAGTAATACAATGTATTCCACCATCCCAAAAATACCTATGCCTAAAGTTAATAATATGTGGGGTAATTCCATGACGTTCGAAAGCATCAAAAACTTTTTTATTATAGTTGTTAACTATAACATTTGTTGGATTAATTATCAACATATTTACATCAAATACTGTTTCTTCAACATAAAGAACCCAATCTTTTAGCCAAGTTTCAACAAAATCGGTAAAGTCATCATTAAGTTCTTCTCCGGGAACCCACCATTTTCCTGCATTTTTTTTCTTCAAATCAAGAAAAGGCCCTATTTTAGCCCAACTTTGGCCAGGCAATGAAACTATTTCCCAACCAGGAAATGTTCTTTCAAAAGATGGAGCACTAGCTAAACTAATAATTAACCCCTCTTTAATTGGAGTAAATACGGCATCACTATGAGTATCATAAGTTACTACATGAGCTCTGTAATCTTTTCTAGTTAAAAGTTTATGAATATTTACTATATTTTTGGTAAGACCCTCTATATCTTCTCCTTCAAATGAGGTGCCATGATACAAGTCTCTACCAACTCTTGTTGTGCAAGATCCACTAACATATTGATCCGTAATTATTTGATTACCATGAGATCTTATATATTCTCGCATACTTTTAAAAGTATCAAATTTTTTATTATTAGGAAACGTAGTTAATGGATCATGATTAATGGACCTCATACTCCATTTTAATTCACTAATAAGATCTTTTTGTATATGTGGAGGATGATCATATATTTTTTTTCTTACTGATAAAAGTGCTTTTTCTTTTTGTTCTGGTGTAGCTGTTTCACGTTCTAATACGTGCATCTCAGGATATAAATCCGGACGATTGTCGTTTGATAAACTAGGCCAAACCATCCCAAAATTATTGCCTGGCATAAAAAATACATCGCCTAACATAATTGTATGATCTCTAGGGCACATTGGCGGTGGAGAGTATCTTTCCATCCACATATGATCTTCAAAATTATCTGAAATGTCGGTTCTAACTACGGTAACATTAAAAGACTCAAGTAACTTAATAATCTTTTGATAATCCTCTTCAGTTTCTATGGCAATTCGTTCCATTACCGAACGAACTTTTGGATTTTCAATAAAACTATAGAACTCTGGAGGATAACTACGACCCACTGCACAAACTTCAAGTGGATCCCAATGTTGATATACAGATAACATTTTAAATTTTTCTTGGCGGAATTACTAAATCGTCAGGAGTGATAATAGCGTACCGGTAATTATACTCGTGGCACGCTTTAATTGCAAGTTCTGGATCTATTTCAACCACTTCTAGATCAGGATGATCGTCTGCTTCTAAAAGCCCAGCAAATCTTTCTGCATCATCTTCATCTTGGAAAAAATATAGTGTTTTTTCGCCATGAGGATCTCTAACAGCATAAGCGCCGTCTTCATTTCCATATGGCGTAATCATGTACATACTCATTCTACTTCGCAAGCTTCTTGATAGACCTCTAGCAAAAGTTTTTTGACCTTTTCTTTGTCTAGATCAAAATCAGAGTCCTCAACATATTTATTCAAAATAGTGATTGTATCTTCAATTTTTTCCTGATCAAAGTCAACATCATCGTCATTGACTACGAAGTTTTCAACGATTTTAATATCTACAACTCCGGTCTTATAAATTTTATCCACAAACTTTTCAAAAAGAAGTTGATCTGATTTTTTGCGAACAACAATCTTTACAATCTTATCTTTACAAGATGATGTGTTAAAAAGTTTTGGATTTTGATCTTCATAATATACTCTTTCAAACATATTATGAGGATTTTGAATAAACTCTAATTCAAAAGTTTCGGTATTAAAAAAATTAAAACCTCTCTTGTCATCTACATCATTCCAGTAAAGTTGATAAGGATTTCCAAGGTAAAAAACTTTACCATTATTAGATCGGGTGTGATAATGTCCAGAACAAACCATTCTGAAATTATCAAGAACACTTACATCCATTCCGTGTTGTTGGACATTTCCTGGATAAACGCTGAATCCATTAAGTTCAAGATGTCCAAATGCAACTTTTGCTTTGGTTTTAGACATCTTTTTTAAGGTTTCATCACGATTCTCAGGAGAAATCCAAGGAATCATGAATGTTTTAAGATCTGCAACCTGATATTCACCAGGACTAGAAATAGGTACAATGTTGTCATACTCTTTTAACAGGGACTCAATTGAGTTGACTTCATTGGTATTTTTATAATATGCATCATGATTTCCCACGATCTGATATACAGTAATACCAAGATCACGAAACTTGTCATAAACATTTTCTTTGGCCCAATTCAGACACCAAAAATCAATTGATTTACGACTATCAAATGCATCACCTAAATGAATGCAGTGTTTAATATTTCTTTTTTCTAGTTCAGGAAAAAAGACATTCTCATAAAACTTTTTAAAGTAATCATGAAATGTTTTACTTCCTTTTCTAGCCCCGTAGTGTGTGTCAGTTATACAAGCAACTAAAGTCATTGATACATCTTTGTTTGAATTGCATCCTTAATACTATTATACTCTGCGGCATCAATTCCGTCACCATCTACGGTGAATACCTCATCATATCCAGACCGTTCAATAATCTTAGAACGAATTTCCATCTGTTTCTTTTCTTTTTGAATTCTTCTTAGAAATGCATAGTGAATAATCTGAGTGAAGTAAGCAAAAGGATTTGAAGACTTTTCTGGATTAAAGTTATGAATATACTGAACACAGTTTTCAATACCATCACAAATCATATCTTCCCTAAACATGTAGTTAACAAAGTTAGGTTTATACGATAAGTGTGTAGCAATCTTCAAGAAACACTCACCCAAGTAATTTGTGATACGAGGCTTAGGATCACCATTCTCTGCAGCAACTTTGACTTTTCTTTTATATTCGCATATTGCTTCAAGAAATTCTTTATTGTTTACATAATGTTCTGATCTTTTTCTTTTAGGTGCCTGCATTTCATGGATCCCTGTTTGTATTAAGTGTTCTTATTATAACATTATCATTAATTCTTGACAAGACCTTACAATAACCTGTACAATAACTCTGTGAAGTTTCAAAGATTAGCTATCTTTAGGCTCTGATTGACCCTTATATAATTTTTCAAATCTTTTTCGTGCTTCACTGACTGATGAGAGGTATCCCATATCTGAGGATAGTGGAGTTTTTGAATTTTTACTTTGTTGTTGTGTTAAAAATTTGTGATACATTCCTATTGTTTCTTCATCGCGGACTTCACTGATTGTAAGAACTTTATCCATATCCAGTAAAAATGTATCGTCATCTGCAAATTTAAGCCATGGATCAATTTTAAATCCTTGCATACCAATCTGTTTCATAACAATAACTTCTATTGTTACTGGATTTTGTAATATTAACATTGTTTTTTCATCTTCTTCAGATGGGCAAACAATAGAAAATATTTCTTCTCCAGAAATTAATTTAATAACCGCATAAAAGTCTTCTTCCATCATTGTTTTAAGTTTACCTGTACGAATTCGTAATTGAAATTTTCTTCATT